ATGATTAGATTAAACGCAAAAGACGACCATGTAGAAGTATCAATTAGCGGTAATGGTGGAAACATTGCTAGAGAGTTAGAAGCTTTGCTTGATTACATAAAGAATAACGAATCTATGCAAGTCGCTATGATGACTGCAATCGCAGTAGACGCAATTTCCGAAGAAGAACACAAAGAAAATACTGATGGAATGAGCGAATTATTAAAGAGTGTATTCAGAAAGGGAAACAATCATGAAAACCTCAAGTCTTAGTAGCAACTTATTTAAAGCTGCCTTATTCGGTATGTACGCATACATGTTTGTAACAGTGTTCCTACACATTGTGGGAATCGATTTATAGGAGAAGGGAAATGAACAAACTAAAAGGACTAGCAGCTACATTTTGTTGTAACAACAATAAGAACTTAATTATATCCAACCAAGTTAGCAATTACTTCTTGATTACACTTGGCTCTACAAATGAAGGATATACAACAGTAACAATGCCAAAGGAACAATTCATGCAAGCAATCATTACACTTGCAAATGAAATGCACATTGAAGAAGGAGAAGAAACAAATGAGTGAACAAGACACATTATTCATGGACGCAGCTATGCACGCAGATAAGCAACAAGAATCAATTAAAATCAACAGCCTTGAACTAGAAAACGTTAAACGCGTTAAGGCTGTCAAATTAGAGCCTACAAAGAACGGACTAACAGTGGTTGGGGGAAAGAACAACCAAGGGAAAACAAGCGTGCTAGACGCTATTGCGTGGGCATTGGGTGGTGCAAAATACAAGCCATCGCAAGCACAACGTGAAGGAAGTTTGGTTGAACCGCAATTACATATTGAATTATCGAATGGGATGGTAGTTGAACGCCTAGGCAAGAACGGAACATTAAAGGTTACAGATCCTAGTGGGCAAAAGGGCAATCAGTCATTACTTGATAGTTTCATTTCTCAATTTGCATTAGATTTACCAAAGTTTATGGAAGCCGATAAAAATACTAAAGCAAAGATTCTATTACAGATTATCGGTGTAGGAGACAAATTATCTGCATTCGATAAACAAGAATCAGAACTCTACAATCGCCGTACAGAAATCGGCCGTATTGCTGACCAAAAGAAGAAGTATGCAGATGAAATGGTCCAGTGGGATGGCGTTCCAGAAGATATCGTAAGTGCTGCTGAACTCATCCAACAACAACAAGAAATTCTGGCAAGAAATGGAAGAAACCAAGAGTTGCGTAATCAAGCAAAGAATCTTGAAGCACAAAAAACACTGTTAGAGCAACGTATCGAAGAAGCGCAAAAGACGTTGAATGCAATGCAAGAACAAATGGCAGAGTTGATGGAAAAACTTGTAATTGCAAATACAAACGCAAAAGACTTGCAGGATGAATCGACTGCAGAACTCGAAGAAAGCATTGCAAATATCGATTCAACCAATGCTAAGGTGCGTGACAACTTAAACAAGCAACGTGCACAAGAAGAAGCTGACGAGTACAAGCGTCAATATGGAGATTTAACAACACAGATTGAAGAAGTACGCAAAGCACGTATGGATCTTCTAAACGGAGTTGAAATGCCATTACAAGATTTATCAGTACAAGATGGAGAACTTATTTATAAAGGTCAAAAATGGGATAACATGTCCGGTTCAGACCAACTTAAAGTTGCAACTGCCATTGTACGTAAGACCAATCCAAAATGTGGCTTTGTCTTACTAGATAAGTTAGAACAAATGGATATCGATACAATGAAAGATTTTGGGAAGTGGTTGCAAGACAACAACTTACAAGCAATCGCCACAAGAGTTTCTACAGGTGACGAATGTTCAATCTTTATTGAAGATGGCTATTCAGTTGATAAAGAAGGCAATAAGACTGCTGACACGTTCGAGAAACCAGCAGAAGCAAATAAGAAGGAGTGGTTTTAATGGGTAAATATACAGTGAGTAAAGGTATTCAGTTCGGAAAAGGAATCAAGACACTTATTTATGGTGTAGAAGGTGTAGGTAAATCTACACTGGCAAGTAAGTTTCCTAAAGCAGTTTTCTTAGATACAGAAGGGAGCACAGATAAATATAACTTTGTTGAACGTTATCCGAAGCCTACAAGTATTGCAATGCTTGTTGATGAATGCAATGACATCGTTGCAAACGGAGAATATCAAACAATTGTTATTGATACCTTCGACAAGATTGAGCAAATGATCAGCGAAGAATTATGTACCGCAAACAATAAACAATCATTGGAAGATTTTGGTTATGGTGCGGGTTATTCAGAGTTGGATGAACGAGTTGGAAAGCTGCTTAATTTCTTCCAAGACATTATTGAAAAGGGAATAAATGTAACAATTCTTGCACATGCAAAAACAAAGACATTCGATAGTCCATTAGGCGATGGAAGTTATACACGTTACGAATTAAAACTTGGTGCAAAGACAACACAACGTACTGCGTCATTCCTAAAAGAATGGGCAGACATGATCTTATTCTGCAATTACAAAGTACAAGTAATTGAGAACAAGGATAAGAAGAAACATGGGTATGGTGGTGAACGTTGCATGTATACAACACATTCACCAGCATACGATGCTAAAAATCGATTTGGTTTAGACAACGAATTACCATTGGACTTCAAAGCGATTGAACACATCTTCAAGATGAATCAATCTCAAAGTAAGAATGAACAACCAATTGAAGTGAATTTGAAACCAATCGGTGAAGAAAAAATTGCCATTGAACCTAAGCCAACAGAATTAAAAGTGGAAACGATTTATCAACCAACAGAGTATACGGAAGATGAATTGAAACAGATGTCGTTATTACCGCAAGCGTTAGTTGATTTGATGAAGGCTGACAACGTTAAGCCATCTGAAATTATGGACTTTACAGTATCGAAGGGAATCGTTACAAGAAATACACCATTAGAAAATTATCCAGATGGTTACTTCGATTTCTTAACAACAAAGTGGAATGAGCCACTAAACTACATCAAAACTCAAAGAGAGTTGCCATATTAAAAATAGAAAAGGGAGAAAAATAAAATGAGTGAATTAAATACAACAAATACATATGAAGGTGCTTTAGATTGGAACAGTGAAATTGAAGAAACATATCTTGACCTACCGAACGGAACTTACGATTTTACAGTCGTTGAACTTGAACGTGGACATTACGAGCCTAAGCCAGATGGAAAGATTAAAGAACCTTGTCCACAGGTGAAAGTATATGTTGAGGTAAAAGATCCTAATAGTGATCAAAAAGCAAAGATAAATACATTGCTTATCTTACATACACGTACAAAAGGCTTACTATGCAACTTCTTTAGAAGTATTGGCGTAATGAAGAAGGGTGAATCACTTAAGATGGATTGGAATGTTATTGGTAAGACAGGGAAGTTGAAGTTATCTCATAACGATAAGAATTACATGCAAATTGAAAAGTTCTTATCCCCAGAAGAAACAACCACTCAAGCAAAAACTAGTTGGTTTTAATGTCTGAAATCAAATTAAGAGATTATCAAGAAGAAGCAGTATATTCCATATTTAGCGAATGGCAGAAAGGAATCAAACACACCTTGTTGGTACTCCCAACAGGGTGTGGCTAATATGGAAAAACTATTGTTTTCTCAAAAGTGATAGAACGTTGCGTTGAAAATGGTGAGCGTGTATTAGTGCTTGCACATAGAAGTGAGTTATTAGACCAGGCAAGCGATAAGTTGCAAAAAACAACCGGTTTACAAACTGCACTGGAAAAAGCACAAAGTACATGCATAGGAACATGGAATCGAGTGGTAGTTGCCAGTGTTCAAACATTACAACAAGAAAAACGTTTATCACAATTCAGCAAAGATTATTTTGACACCATCGTTATTGATGAAGCACACCATAGTGTAACAGGCGGTTATCAAGCAATCATTAAATACTTCGATAAAGCAAAGATACTTGGAGTTACCGCAACAGCCGATAGAGCGGATAACAGAAAACTTGGAGAAGTATTTCAATCCGTTGCCTATGAATACTCATTAGCAACTGCCATACGTAAAGGGTACTTGTCAAAAATCATGGTGCAAACAATTCCATTAGAAATTGATTTAAAGGGAATTGAAGTACAAGCAGGTGATTATAGTGCAAGTAGTGTAGGAACTGCATTAGACCCTTATTTAGACCAGATTGCAGACAAGATGATGGAATACTGCAAAGGAAGAAAAACGCTTGTATTCTTACCACTTATAGCCACTAGCAAGAAGTTTACACAATTACTATTACAACGTGGTTTCAAGGCACACGAAGTCAATGGACAAAGTGAAGATAGAGAAGAAACAAAGGAAAAGTTTGCTAAGGGTGAATATGATGTAATTTGCAACTCTATGCTTTGGACCGAAGGCTTTGATGAACCATCCATTGATTGTGTAATCATGCTAAGACCTACAAAGGTCAGAAGTTTATACTCGCAAGCAATAGGCAGGGGAACAAGATTATATCCTGGTAAAAAAGAGTTGCTTGTATTGGACTTCTTATGGTTGACTGACAGATTAGATTTATGCAGACCAGCAAATATTATCTGTAGAAATCAAGATGTTGCTAAGAAAATGACAGACAACATCAATGAGAGTGGAGAGTTAGCAGATTTATTAGAGGCTGAAATGCAAGCAGAAAAAGATGTGATTGCAGAACGTGAAGAAGCACTTGCTAGAGAACTGGAAGCAATGCGTAAGAAGAAATCAAGACTTGTAGATCCATTGCAATATGAAATGAGCATACAAGATGAAGATTTAATCAATTATGTTCCGCAATTAGGTTGGGAATGCATGCCACCTACAGAAAAACAAATAAAGACATTAAGTGATTATGGAATATCCTTCGACATGATTGAAACTCAAGGTAAAGCAAACCTACTTCTAAACAAGATTGCTAATAGAAGAAGTGCTGGTTTGAGTTCACCAAAACAAATCAGATTGTTGGAAAGATATGGTTTCAAGCATGTAGGTATGTGGACGTTGAATGATGCGGATAAGATAATTAGTCGCTTAGCATACAGCGGATGGAGAATTCCACAAGGTATCATTCCATCACAATATATTCCAGATTCAATAAAAGAGAAATCATTATGAGACGAGAAGAAAGGATAAGACGTGAAATAAATTCCCAATTCTACAGATTACGCATGATTGATGATGCAATTACAGGCACTATGACAAAATTTGATAAAGTGCAAGAACCTTATTTGCATGCAATCATGCGTCTTTGTTTTGAAAGGGGAAAACTCTATCAATTATTTGAAAGAGAAATAAACGAAAGAAAAATGCAATGAATGCACATGAATATATACGCAAAACAGACGTTTTGAAGCTGATTCAAGATTACATGAAGAATGTTCCACATTCTCATTTAGAGTGCCTTAAAACGCTTGAAAACAGGCTCTACAAGGTATCTCCAGTGAGAATATCAGAAATAGTAGAACATCTGGAACGTGAGAATTTAGGTTTGCATGCAAAGAATGATAATTTAGAACGTAAGTTGCAATACAAACTAGACCACTACACAGATGAAAACAAGGTGAGTAATAGATGATGGGTTATATAGAAAATAAGGTTTTTACAACCATTGGTGCTTCAAATCATTCTGAAAAAGAAAGACATAAAGATGATTATTATGCAACTGATCCAAAAGCGGTTGAACTGCTTTTGGAAAATGAAACATTCAATCATTCAATTTGGGAATGTGCTTGCGGTGAAGGTCATATTGCAAAAGTCTTAGAGAGCAATGGCTACCATGTTGTATCTACAGATTTAATTGATCGTGGATATGGTGTAGGTGGAATCGACTTCTTAACACAAACTGAAAATAGGGGGAATTGCAGTGACATTGTTACCAATCCACCTTACAAACTGGCACTAGAGTTCGTTCAACATGCATTAGAGATTGTTGAAGTAGGCAACAAGGTTGCAATGTTCTTGAAGCTGACATTTTTAGAAGGGCAAAAGAGAAAGCAATTCTTCTTAAAAAATCCACCTAAGAGAATATATGTATTTAGCAAAAGAATGTTATGTGCAATCAATGGGCAGTTTAAACAAGGAGAATCAAGTGCTATTGCGTATGCATGGTATGTATGGGAAAAAGGCTACAAAGGAAAGCCTACTATAGATTGGATAAACTAATACAAGCAGGTATATCAGATAGTCAAATCTACAAAGCAGCTGGTGATGGGTTATCAGTACCAATAGCAAAAGAAATAGGAGAAAGGATAAGAAAAACTTATGAAGAAAATAATTAAAGCATTAGCATTAGTAACACTATTAACTACAACAGGATGCACACAAGCGGATACTGTCAGACACAACATCACAGAGAACGCAGACAGTTTCAACGTAACAAGACGTATCACTGTGTTTAACACACGTACAGATAAAGCGAAAGAAACAGAAGAATACAGAAAGGCTCGGGAAGAAGAAAGAGAACTTTGTAAAAAATGTTTCGATATGGATATAGGAGAACAAGAATGAAAGCATGGATATTAAGTGATAGAACGGGAAATGATCCTTATTGCAGCCTTGTATGGGCAGAAACAGTAGGAAAAGCAAAATCACTTGCACACAGCAGTAATGGCTATATGTATCAATGCGATTTAGAAATTGATGACTGGCGTGATATCAGAGCAGTAAGATGCAGTGATTTTGATGATTGCGAAAAAATGAAAGAAAAGGACATCTGTGTAAAGTTGGTCGAAGATCATTGCTGGCATTTTGTAATAGGTGAACAGTTTTATGATGAAGATAACATTGAAGAATTTAAGGAGTTATTTGGATGGTGAATAAATATCAAGAAGCGTTAGAGCGATTAAGAATTTTAGAAAGGGCAAAAAATTTACATTATCAAAATCAAGTAGCACCACAAGTTGATTGCGATGTGTTACAAGAATTAGTCGATAAGGCTACACCGAAGAAACCTGATGTAAATATCAATAATGGATATTGCCCTAATTGTCATCAAACGTTTGGGTTAGAACGAACAAAAGAAGCAATGATTAGATCGCGTTGGTTTAGCTTCTGCCCGTATTGCGGACAGGCTTTGGATTGGAGTGAAGAATAATGACATATCAAGAAATCACTGATACATATAAGCAAGCCATTGACTTGTATGGTGAGAAAGCACAGAAGCTAGTTGCAATCGAAGAAATGAGTGAACTAACGAAAGAAATCTGCAAGGACTTTAGGGGTCAACTCAATCGAGAACATTTAATTGAAGAATTGGCAGATGTAACAATCACCATCGATCAACTAATGATGATGTACGAAATTAGTGAAGAAGAAATCGTTTCAATGTGTATAAGGAAGATGAATCGATTAAAAGAAAGGTTGGAAAAGCAGAATGATGAAATCAAGTGATATAGAATACGTTACGAAAATTCTTAATACTATAAAATTTTTAAAATATGAATTTGAAATGTTAAAAAATTTTAAAGAAAGAATGTTATCGGTTGCTGTTTCATGTGAAAGTAAATCACTATTGTTTGATAAAGATGTTTCTCAAAAAGTGCTTGATGTAGTTTTGAAAGAATACAACATCAAGATAGAAGAACACATCAAAAAGTTAGCAGAATTAGGGGTTGAATATACAGAAGAACAGAAAGGATAAAAAGAAATAATGATATGGAAAATAATAACAGTAATAGTAATTTGGCTAGTTTTTTTAGGGGTATGTCTGATATTCAATTATGCATGCCACGAAAAGAACAGGTAAATCATCTTAATCATTACAATCAAGGACAATTTGAATGCATTGCAGTAATGGAAAGCATTTATGGAATCGAAGCCACAATGAATTTCTGCTTATTATATGCATTCAAATACATCTGGAGAACAAATAACAAGGATGGTATTCAAGATATCGACAAAGCAATTTGGTATTTGAAGAAGTACAAAGAGCTGCAAGAAAGAAGTCAAAAGAAATGATTGTCGTATATGAAGATTCAATCGGAAAAGAAACAGAGTTCTTTCCAGAATCGTATGTAAAGTTGGAAGATGTTTTAAGAATCATAAACAAGGAAAAAATGTTTGTTGAAAAAGTCAAAAAGCATACATACGAAAGAACAGTCGAATATGAGTGCATAGGGAAAATAAAAGTACTCAATACGATTGCTCAACAAGTCATAGATTTAAAAATCAGTGAAGATACATTAAGAAAGTAGTTAAACAATGATTATCGCAATAGTTAGTTTATTCGTATTGGTATTCATCGAAATGCTTGCACTAGGGCAGTTACAAGAACGTCTAACAAGAATGGAAAAAGTAGTGCTTTCGTTATCAATGATAACGAAATTGGATAAATTCACAGAAGGCTTAAAGGACAAACAATAATGGCAGATATTGAAGAAATCAAAGAAGCCTTGCAATATATCGACCCAGCAAATTTAGATTATTCTGAATGGTTACAAGTTGGTATGGCACTAAAAGACGCTGGAGCAACATGCGATATATGGGATAGTTGGTCCAAGCGTGACAGTGCAAGATATGTGCAAGGTGAGACTTGGAACAAGTGGGTAAGTTTCCAAGATTCTGGAATAACAGAAAAAACACTATTCAAAATGGCTATGGATCATGGCTATAAAAACAATTCTGATTATGGCGGCCACGCATTAAATTGGAATGATGAGATTTACGATGTTGATTATGTTGTTGATAGGTCATGGCTAGAACGTGACGACATCAAGTTTCCTAACAAGAATACATGGCAACCAATCAAAGAAATCGAAACGTATTTAACAACGTTATTCAACAATGACGACCATGTGGGATATTGTGTAAAATCACGTGAGTTAGAAAATGGAAAGATGATTCCATACGATAGCGGTAATTACAGTAGAACATGTGGGCAGCTTTTAGAAGAATTGCACAAAACAAAAGATATTGGTGCTACATTTGGTGATTACAGCCCTAAAGCAGGTGCATGGATCAGATTCAATCCATTAGATGGTACAGGTGTCAAGGATAAAAACGTATCAGAATATCGTTATGCACTCATTGAGAGTGACAACATGGATATCGGAGTACAAAGTGCATTATTACGTAAATTGGAACTTCCAATCGCAGTCATGATGTACAGTGGCAACAAATCAATTCATGCAATCGTAAGAGTGGATGCACTTAATGAAATTCAATACAAGAAACGTGTTGATTATTTATATGGTATTTGCAAGAAGAATGGTTTTGATTTAGACAAAGCAAACAAGAATCCTAGTAGATTATCCCGTTTCCCAGGCTTCGAGCGTAATGGAAATTATCAATTTATTATCGATACAAACATCGGTAAAGGTTCATGGGAAGAATGGGAAGAATACATCGAAGATATTTCAGACAATTTACCAGAGTTTGAGAACCTTGAAACGCTATTACAGAACCCACCACAATTAGCAGATGAACTCATAGAAGGTGTACTTAGAACAGGTCACAAAATGCTTATCAGTGGTGCTAGTAAAACCAGTAAGTCATTCATGCTTATTGAGTTAGCATACGCCATCGCAGAAGGTATGAATTGGATGGGTAAACGTTGTAAGCAAGGCAAAGTCTTATATGTCAATCTGGAAGTCGATAGAGCGTCATGTATCAATCGTATCAGTGAAGTATATAAAGCGTTTGGAACAAACGTAGAAAACCATGCAAATAACATTGATATTTGGAATTTACGTGGACATGCTACCACAATGGAAAGACTTGCACCTAAACTCATTAGACGATGTGAGAAACAAGGCTACATTGCAGTCATCATAGATCCTATTTACAAGGTTATGAATGGTGATGAAAACAAGGCCGGAGATATGGCTGCATTCTGCAACCAGTTCGACGCTATTGCCAATGCTTTGAATTGTAGTGTGATTTATTGCCATCACTTCTCAAAGGGTTTCCAAGGTGGCAAGAAGTCCATTGATAGAGCTTCTGGAAGTGGAGTATTTGCACGTGATCCGGATGCAATTCTTACAGTAACGGAATTGGATGTGCCAGAAAGCCTAGTAGAAGCTAACGGAATACCACTTAGAATTGAGTACACTTTAAGAGAATTTAAACCATTAGAACCGACTGATGTTTGGAACAGATACCCAATCCATTATGTGGATTATGACGGAATTTTGAGTGAATATGAACCAGAAAGTGCAGCCGTATTCAACCAGAAAAACATCTCAAGTTTTAATGCAAAACGCCAAAATTCAGTAGTCGTTAAGTTAGAAAGTGCATACCAAACATTGGCTGAAAAGGTAGAAAATGGTGAATCTGAATACGTAAAAACAAGTGAAATGGCAAAGTTATATGGTGGTACTTACGCAGAAAACAAGAACGCATTTAAGAGGTTATTAAAGAAAAATGGCTTTGAAATCGTTTCACATGGTAGTGGTGGCGAAGGTGAAAGCCTTGCTTCCGAAGTCATTAAATCGGATATTACCAACGATGAAGATGATGAAGTATAGTGATATTAGATAGGGGGTACTACAGTAATTACCCCCCTGTAATATCCCCTAGTAGGTAATGTGTATTACCCCCTAATTACCCCCTAGGGGTAGGTATTACAGTAAATTCTCGTATTACCCAGTAGGGGGATAATACGCTTATATATTATTCGGTCGTATACTCCCTACCTGCGTAGTCGTCACCACCCCAATATCACGGGTTATAACTTCCCGTGAATATAGGGTGGACTAACGACTAAGGGTCGAACTGTACCCACACCAAAAAAAGGATTGAAAGTTTAAAAATTAAAAAAATTCACAAATTAAAATTTTTGATGAAAGGACAGAAAAAAGTTTTATGATTAAAGATGAAAGTGGTACAAAGTTTCATAAGTCGTTCTTCATGGCAATGAAACATGTACCGACTTCGACTGCTCAAGAAAAAAAGTTTAATACAAAAACTGGAGCGGTATATTTGGACGAAAGAGCAGCTAAAGCCAAAAAGTCTTTGGATGACGCTTTGTCTAAGTTTGATAAACTTATCCCAGTAAAGTTTGATGTGCCTACAGCAGAACAAATCGAAAGATTAAAAACGTTGGATGACAAAATCGAAACGAAGGTACATCGTGGCTTGCAAGGTGCAGTTAAGTTAAAAACCATCTGGTGCTTTCCAGAAGGTGACAGTATCGAGCAGAAGGATGGTAAGCCTAAGACAACTAAACCAGATACGGATAATCTGATTAAGCAGCTCAAAGATGTAATGGCAAATCGTGGATGGTTTAACAAAGGCGACCAACAAGTAGTGGATGAACAGACTATCAAGATCCATTCAAAGACTACAGGGATATTTGTTGATATCTCTGAAATATGACAGAAAGGGAAAATATAAACATGTGTAAAGTTTTAACTCAAGATAAATCAAGATTGATTGATGTTTCCAATACTGATATTTACATCGAGCAGAAAGACAAACATATCTTCAATATTTGCGTTTACAGATATACTCGTTCTTTAGTGTTGGGCACTTACAGAACAGAAGAATATGCAAAAATTGTTTTAGATTTGTTGGGTGAATACCTTGGTAGAGAAAAGTACTTCAAAATGTCAGAAATTAATTATTTGCCAGAATAGTAACCTTACCAAAGGTGCTAATATTTGATTTAAGGCTCATAATAGAGCGATACAGGCGTTTCTTTGGTTAGGATGATAAAATACTCATCTGAAATGAAACATCGCTTTAAATCGCTTACCTTATGGCTTAAAACGAAAGGAGAATTATTTATGGCTTTGGAAATAAAACAAAGAGAACCTAAAGACTTACCAGAATGTATTGATTGCCAAGATGGCTATTACATCTGGTATGACCTATACAGTTACTGTATTTCGAGAATCAGAAAGGAACGCAGAGAAGATATTGCATGGCATTCTTCTTTGGAAAGTGCAGTATTTCATGTAATCAAACTTAAAGAACAAGAGAATATTCAAACTCTTGGTATGCAATCTCTAGCGGATAGAGTATCGGCTATTGAAACAGAACAACGTAAACTGGCAGAAACGCTTGTTTTACAATTTGCAAAGATGAATAGAACTAAAAATTGATTTTGAGATATGAAGTGTAGCGTTTATTTTCGTTTCTTGATATGGAACGATAAAATACTCATTCTGTAAAAGAAATGAATTTAAAGGCTTACCTTATATCTCTATATCGTAGAAAGGACAGAAAATGATAATTGATTTTCAAAGAATACAAACAGATGTAAATAAATTGCCAGACAACAAGTTTCTCTCTACTCGTTATGTTCTTCCAAACGTGAAACAGTGTTATGTCGCTATCCGCAGAAAGAATCCTACTAAAAAGTTACTTGCGTTCTATATCCCAGAAATAAACTGCTGGACATCATACCCATCCCAATTAAATCAGTATGATGACATCATTGCCTTTGCTAAAATCCCCTATTGCCAGAATGGAGAAGTGCAAGAATTTATTTCTAAGTATGATAATCAATGACATTTCAGAAAGGATATGTTCCGCCATTAAAAAACAAGTTTGGCAAAGATGGATATACTCATAGAGGGAGAGTTGCTAAAAATTACATTATGAAAAAGATTGACGCAGAACTAGAGGATAGGGGTATGAAGGAAATATCAAAGACAAAAGGCGGAGAAAATCTGAAACTGGCACAGAAAGACAAAGAACTCAATGCGGCCGTTTCGGCAGTTCTGAATAATTATCTGGAACTATTGGACAAAAAACCAATCGAAACTCCAGAAGAATGTGCGGATAGATTAAATCAATTTTTCACAAAATGTGCAGAACGTGGTCAACTGGCAACGATTGAATCAATGGCACTTGAGTTAGGACTGACTAACCAACAAATGAACAATTGGATAAACGATAAAACAAAGGGCGAAGTAGTTTCTTTAATGCTTCAAAAGGCTAAGCAAATCATAGCTGCACAAGACGCAGAACTGGCTATGCGTAATAGAATCAACTCAATTCTGTACATCTTTAGATCCAAGAACTTCTATGGAATGGTGGATAAGAGAGAGATTATCAATAATAGACCAGAGAATGAACTGGATAAGAAATCAAAGGCAGAACTGGAAGATAGATACGCAGATATCATCGATATCGATTCAGAAAATGAAGAATAAAAAAATCGCAGAAAAGGGCAGAAAGTCGCAGAAAGAAGGCTTTTGCCTTTTTTCTTTTTAGCCTGGTATTATCGTAATTTATTCAGCAGATATGGATAGCGTGTATCGTTGTGCTATAGCCTTCTATAACGTGCGTATTTAAAGCAATTTTTGCAAGAATGATATAATTATCATCCGGATATAAACACGTCTAAAACACGCTAAAAATGGCACTGTACGAAGTGCCTATATTTTTGTTTTTATAAGAGTAATAAAAAACCCACTAGCGACGTAGTAGGTTAGTTATAAATCCGTATTTTTGGTTTTCTTCACATAAGTTTTTTATTTCTGAATCGGTGTAATATTTAGCCTTTATTAGTGTTTCGTTTCCTGTGTCATCTTGATAAATTCCATGGTATAGCGGCGGTGTTTTTTCTGGGTAATGTTCTAAAATAATTCTATATTGCATTTTTGACTTACACCTAAAACATAAGCGAGCACTATTTGACTTGATAGCATTTGAAACATACTTAACGATGGGATATTGAGTTGATAAAATTAAATGAATGTTACACGCACGACCTAGGGACGCTATGCGTTCAATTGTCTGCATTAGTCGCTTGTTTTGCTCTATCAGTTCAGCAAACTCATCAATAATCAGTAATATATGAATTTCATTGCTTTTACGCTGTTCCAATTTATCCATCGTTTTATAACGTGATTCCATTAAGTCATAAATATTCTGTATTACGTTTTCAGCTTCTTCTGCACTTTTAGCAATCGGTAAAATTAGATTATTTATATTCTTATAAAAAGACAGTTCTACACGCTTTGGATCAACCAACGCTAATTTATAACCCTGTTCCATTGCTGACAAAATTAAGGCGTGAAGCGTTACACTTTTTCCACTCCCTGAACTGCCAGCAATTAATAAATGGGTATTTATTTGTAAGTTCTGATTATCGTTAATTTGTAAAAACATTGTAATTTATTCCTTTCATAAAAGGCGGATAAACCGCATTATTTAATGTAATAACTTATAAATCTTTATTTTTTGAAATTCTAAGATCTTCCAATTGATTAAAAAGAATTTTCAAAGCCGAATATTTAGGCTCGTTTCTCTTTTCGTTTGGTGTTTCTTCAATTTTTAAAAGTTTGTTATCTACAATTTTCAATAAATTATCAAGTTCGTCATAATATTCTTTAATAATGTAAATATCTTTCATTTTATCCGTTTTCCTTTATCTTAAATGTTCCTTTTTCACCATCGTCATAGTCGATGGTATCAATTTCTGAATTATCGAACCATTCTTCACCGTCGTATAATTGTATTTGGTGATAGTATCCGATTTCATCGGTAATATGTTCCATGATCTTAGACATCGATGGGTTTACCTTTTCAATTGCTTTATCAATTAATTCATAAAATAATTCGTTTTCGTCGTCGTCGTTCTGTTCTGCAATTTCTAAGGCTTGCTTTCTTAAAGCTTCTACGTCAATTTTTCCAAAGTCGATACATGCAGCTTGGTATATGTCAAATTCCTTCATATATCGGTCTTGATAATTGTTAGTTTCGTTTAGTAAGTCCATGACTGCACTTGATCCGAGTGCGTATGCTGTTTTATCAAAAATCTTAATTTTTTGTGTGTCTCTTGCGATTAGTCGGATTCCTTCGATTGTCTTTTTGTTTGTGTTTGTCATGTTTTTTATCCTTCTTTCTTATTGTTTTTAACTTGTACATCAATAATAAATATTTTAATTAACTGTTTTAGTTCCGTATCTGGTCTTGATGTTCTGCTATTTATAATTTTCTGCGCTTTCTCTTCGAATTCTTTGCATAAATCATAATCAGCCGGAATATTACCAAACGGGCAATATCCGATAACTAATGCAATACCATCAAAATCGTATATATCGGCTTTCCATCCACTAGATCTGCAAGTATATGCGATTGGTGTTTCATATTGTAATAAATATTGTAAGTTGCAATAGCCGACTTTTATAATTTTATTGTAATTCTGCTTGATCTGTTTTTCTGTTGTTTTAAATTTCATGTTATTTTCTCCTTTGCCATACTGGCTATTTACTTATTACATATATATAATAACACATATATGTAATAAGTAAATACATTTATGTAATTATTTTATATAATTTATAGAATTTTTTTATTATTTATATGTAATTATGAAAATGTTTTCATAGCGTGATTTTTATGTGCATATTAAAAACAGATTGAAACAATCGCTTCCACTGATAGCGTGGGTTAGTTAATTTTAAAATTGTTATAGCGTTCTAAAGTCTATTGATGGCATGTGTTAATTGTTCTGATGTACTGCGTGATGGTGGCTATTTCGATGGGTACACCCCACCCCCTGTATTAGATCAGCTTCGGGGCGGGTTGACCCCCTATCCACCCAAGAATTTTCAAAAGGGTATATTACAAATATGTGTTGACATAAAAAAAGACAATGTTATTATATAAGTGTAATTAAAAGGAGAAATTTAATATGAAAATGACTGAACAGGAAATGATTATAAAGGGATTGCAACAACGTGGCTGGTCACAGACGGAATTAGCGAAAAGGATGGGGATGAAGGGGCAGACAAACATTGCTAGATACATTTACCAAAGTAAGAATATTGGAGTAAAGAACTTTGTTTCTATAATGAATGCTATGGGGTATGAAGTGATTGTAAAAGACAAGATGGCCAGTGAGAAAAATAGTGAAGAATGGCTTTTAAGTGGGAAGGAAGATGAAATATGATTTACGGTTATGCACGTGTTAGTACAAAGGGACAGTCAATGTATGGCAATGGACTGGAAGCACAAATTGAAGAATTGAATAAATATCATTGTGAAGTAATTTTTAAAGATGTGTATAGTGGTGCAAAAAAAGATAGACCAGAATTAAAAAAATTATTAAATACACTACAAAAGGGTGATTACTTGTATGTTTGTAAGTTGGATCGTATAGCAAGAAGTCTTAAAGACGGCTTAGAGATCATAGATATCATTGTGAATAAAGGGTGCAAGTTAAATATCTTAAACATCGGAGAGTTTAGCGATACACCAACAGGCAGACTTACAATCAATATCATGTTGGCTATAAGTGAATTTGAGCGAAAAATTATTAAAGAACGTACACTTGCAGGCAAGGAAATTGCGAAAGAAAACAATCCGAACTATAAAGAAGGTCGCAAGCAGATACCCATCGACCACGAAATATTCTTGCAATACAAGCAGCTAGTGGATAATAAAAAAATCTCTATGCGAAAAGCATGTAGAGAGTTGGGCATCAGTACACATAAATATTATTGTGAAGTAGAAAGGATGGCTATATGAAAAAGGCGATTGCATATTTAAGATTTAGTACAAAAGGACAAATGAACTTTGAAAAATACGAAGATACATCGCAATTTATTAGAGTTTCAGAGTATGCAAGTAAAGAAGGCTATACCATCTTAGATACTATTATCGATACTTGTAGTGGAATACAAAAAGGCGAAAGAAAGTTAGATGCATATATCAATGAGCACAACAACAATCTCAATGGGGTAACTGTTATTGTATCTGCATATGATAGAGTTGCTAGAAATAAAAAAGTTTTGCATTATTATTTAGAGTTATTAGAAAAATATCATATGGAACTTATATCAACAAATGATATCTCTCTAAAAGAAACAGATTTAGACTTATATAGTGCCATAAACAGATATTGTGCAACAAATAATTGTACTGTAGATGAATTTATTGATGAATTTTCAAAAGGAATGGCACAAACTTCTGACGAAATATATAGAAAGGAAAACTTATGTTAAATTTCCTATGTTTCCTAGTATTTGTTATATTGTTTATATTGTATCGGATTGCTACACATGATAGAAGAATGGCGGATAAGGCTTATATCAAGGAATATAAGCGACAACGCAAATTGCAGTCTAAAGTCGATAAGAAGTATAATAAGCGTAAAGATAGAGATATGTATATATTTCTGGACTGATAAATAAGCCTATATCCAAAGGGATAATGGCAATTCCAAAGGGAATACACAGAAATGTGTAGTTCCCTTTTTTTATTTCACAAAGGAGAGCACATGAAGAACATAGAGAGAATGCAAGGGATATTCAGAAACATTTTGACTGTTATAGGTAACAACAACGAATACCAACCGTGTGAAGATGGACTTGCGTACCTAATGAAGATGAAGGCAGAAGGCACACCTAAACTTGACCTACATGAAAACGTACAGGACTTGATTGCAGTATCTGGAAACGTCATGCGATATGCAGTCGAGCAAGAAGATTATGCGCTTGCAGAGAAAATGCGAGAACTCATATTCAAGATGTATGTATTTGACGCACAGGATTGGTTTGATAGTTTTATGATTGCATTAGAGTACGATAGAAAGCCTAGAGAGCGGTTTTATATTCCCCGTAAGAAGATACTCAAGGGCCACGTAGAAACGCTACAGAAACTGGCAGATGGGGATATACAGGAATTATTCTTATCGCAGCCGCCGAGATCAGGTAAGACCACGCTGATTATTTTCTTCATTGTATGGTTGATGGGTAAGTACCCACAATTTCCGAACTTGTACGTATCGTACTCTGCAATATTGACCGGTAAGTTTTACGATGGTGTACAGGAAATCTTACAAGATCCACATACATATAATTGGCAAAAGATTTTCCCAGACAGAATTTTACCGAATACTAATAACGGATTGTCAAATGCTAAGGACCAAACATTATCTGTAGATACAAAGAGACATTATCCAACGCTTACTTGTCGTTCGTTGTATGGAACATTGAATGGTGCATGTGACGTTGAAGGTGGTATTTTGATATCTGACGACTTATTAAGTGGTATTGAAGAGGCCCTTAACCCAGATAGACTTGAGACTGCATGGGGCAAAGTTGATAACAATATGCTTTCCCGTGCAAAGCAAAGCACACGTATCTTGTGGATTGGTACTAGATGGAGTACAAAAGACCCTATTGGCAGAAGAATGGAACTTCTAAAGACGAATGAGAAGTTTAAGAATCATAAATGGGCTGATATCAGTATTCCTGCACTGGATGAGAATGACGAGAGCAACTTTGAATATGATTATGGAGTTGGCTTTTCTACAGAGACATATCAACAGAAACGTGCTTCCTTTGAGCAGAATGGAGACATTGAGTCATGGCTTGCACAGTACCAACAACAACCAATCGATAGAGAAGGAACAGTATTCAATCCGAACGATATGAACTTCTTTGATGGCACTTTACCAGACTTGCCATGTGATTGGGCTTTTACTACAGTAGACCCAGCTTTCGGTGGTGGAGACTTTGTTGCTGGACCTATATGTAAAGCTTATGGTGATAAGGTGTACGTTGTCGATGTCATTTACACCAATGAAGATAAGACAATATCACAACCTACGATAGCGAGAAAAGCACGTGATAATGGAATTACAACGTTACGTGTAGAAGCTAATAAGACACTTGAAAGTTATGTTGAAGGTATCGAAGAAGAATTAAGAAGATTGAACTATAGATGTAATGTTGAAATGGTTTCTGCACCAACACTTGTTGCAAAAAACATTCGTATTTATGAGAAGAAGTCAGATATTCTTAACCATTTTGTGTTCTTGGAGAGTGGCAAGCGTTCTAAAGAATATGAACAATTCATGCAGAATGTGTTTAGTTTCAAAGCCAATGGCAAAAATAAACATGATGACGCACCAGATAGTTTGGCAATGGCTTCTAATATGTATCAAGAGATTCTGATTCCTACAGTTGAAATATTTGAGAGACCTTTTTGATATTTTTGTTAAAAAGTACAACTATCCTACTTGTTTTTGAAAATAAAAATGATAGTTTGAAATTGATGAAGGGAAACTGATAAATGGCTTATACAGGTAGAAAGAAGATTCTTGTGAATACAGAAAGTATCACAAGTGAAAATATCATCAAGTACTTAAAGGAAGCGATAAACACACACGAAAAGAATAAGCGTGAAGAGAACTATTTGTATGAATACTACAAAGGTAATCAACCTATTCTGAATCGTGAGAAGAAGATTCGGCCTACTATCAACAATAAGATTGTTGTAAACAAGGCAAATGAAATCGTATCGTTTAAGACCGGCTACTTGTTATATTCACCGATTCAATATGCGTCAAAGTCAAATGAGCAATCGGATGAAATCAGCACCCTTAATTCCTACATGGATATCAAGAATAAAGTCACAATCGATAAAGAAGTAGTGGACTACATGCATATATGTGGTGTAGGTGTAAAGATTCTTTTACAAAGTGATGATGGAGATGATATTCCATTCGATATGTACAGTGCTGACCCACGTAACACATTCGTGATTTATAGTGCGAAGTTGATTGGCGAACCGCCAATCATGGGAGTGCGACATTACATTGATGTCGATAGTACCGGTGTACTAAAGACCAATGTATATGAGTGCTACACAAAGGATATGTATTATAAGATTCGTGAAGAGCAGATTGTGCAACAAGCAGGTAATGCATTGAAGCAGATTCCGATTATTGAATATCCATTGAATAATGCACGTATTGGAGCGTTTGAAATCGTGTTATCACTGTTAGACGCAATCAATAACGTACAATCCAATAGAAACGATGGTATCGAACAATTTGTGCAATCACTATTGTTATTCCACAACGTTGATATTGATACCGAGAAGGTTGAAACATTGAATGAAATCGGTGCTATCAAGTTCAGAGATATTAACCAAAGTCTACAAGGTGAAATCAAATACCTTGTATCTCAACTGGATCAGACCAACACACAAACACTTGTAGATGATTTAGTTGATAGTGTACTTGCAATTGTTGGTATGCCACCAACCAAGAACAACGGAAGTTCTGCTGAAACTGGTATGGCGACCATCATGCAAGATGGATGGTATCTAGCAGAAGCCAGAGCAAAAGATACGGAAAACTTATTTAAAGCAAGCGAAAGACAGTTGCTGAAATTGGTTACTTATATCTGCAATAACACATCCGACTTGAAGTTGGACTACAAAGATATTGATATCAAATTCACACGTAAGAACTACGAGAACATTCAATCTAAGGTTCAGGTACTTATTGCAATGTTGCAGAATGAAAAGATTGCTCCACGACTAGCGTTTGCTACTGCAAACCTATTCCCAGATAGTGAAGGAGCATGGCTTGAATCAAAGGAATATATAGCACAACAAGCAAATGAGCAAGGGAAGGAAGTAAATGCAATTCAAACTGACACCAAGGCAGATCCAAAGAATTGAGAAGGAACTAAACAAGAGCAATATTATTGAAGTTAAGGTTGAACACAACCAAGTTGTACTCATACAAGTATTGCGAAGATTAGTTCCTGATGAAAAATAAATAAACCGTTTCCAAACGTGGAAAGGAGAAACCCAAAGGGGTATCAAAGTATGCATTCATGCATATTGAGATATCCCTTTTCTTTTTATTTATGCTAACCATTTTAGATTTTGACGAGATACATGCAAGCACAGAAAGAATCGTGAATGCATATCTTACTTCCAAGACATTGGAACTAAAGAAGAAACAAGAATACATCGAGTATGAATTGTATTTGCTTCTAGGAAGTTATTACATCGATGGTTTGTATAGCACAGGACTTACGAAGGATATCGATGTCAGTTCATCCGACATGCAATCATGTATTTACCAAACCATTGCTGGCAAGACGTTCAAAGACCGTGTTTATGAATATGTGGCAAATAACGATGTTAAAGCACTCGTTAGGCTGCTTGATAGTGAAGCACACAGAGTGTATGAATCGGCAGCTTACAAGACTGCTACAGATTATCAAAAGGCAACAGGGAAAGAAGTATTTAAGGTATGGAACACACAGGGTGATTTAAAGGTACGTGATACTCACGAATACATCGATTCATTGATAAAGAAACTTGATGAGCCATTCATTACATTCGATTTGGATGAAGCACAATTCCCAGGCGGTTTCAACAATGCTGAAAACAACGTGAATTGTAGGTGCTGGTTGAGTTATACAACAAGTTCTTAACGGATAAATGGTCCGAGAAGATATGCGAAAGGGAAGTCGCAATACAAAATTCGCACATACAGGTAGAGAAACCTTAAATCGCAAAAATAGACAGTTAGGGAAAACTATAATCGCAGGAGAAAAAAACAATATGAGTTCTTTAAAAGAGTTACTAGGTAAAGCCTACAAAGAAGGAATGACAATTGAAGAAATTAATACTGCATTAGCAGAAATGACATTCCATACAGACAGTGATTACACAAATCTAAAAAACAATATTTCAAAACTTACTTCTGAATGCAAAGACTGGAAAACCAAATATCAAAGCACATTAGATGCTGGCGAACTTGCACGACAACAAGCGGAAGACAATAGAAAAACCATGCTTGAAGAATTAAACACATTAAAGCGTGAAAAGAATATTGCTGATTTGAAGTCACAGTATTTAGGAATTGGCTATAGCGAAGAATTGGCAAATGAAACTGCAATAGCAACGTTGGATGGAGATACCGCAAAGGTGTTGGCAAATCAAAAGAAATTTGCTGATGAACTGATCGCTAGTACCAAGAAAACTATGATAAAGGACAATCCTAAACCGCAGGGAACAAGCAACACAAGCGGTAGTGGTGCAATGACGAGAGAAGCGTTTATGAAACTATCACCTAGTCAAAAATCTGATTTCATTGCAAACCACAGAGAAGAGTACAACGAAATTTATTCAGAAAACTAAAAGGAGATTAAGAAATGGCAAACAAACCATACGACAATTTTGTCTTAGCAAACGAAATTAAAGACCAATTAGTATCACACTTAGACCACTCTATGTTCTGTACTGCTGATGATTCCTTAACAGAATCTGCAGGCATGATTAAGAAAATCAACCGCTACTACGGACATGTTGGTGACGATGCAAATGCTTCCGGTGCAGAAAAGTTAGCACTTGGTGCAGGTAACACAAAGGTTATCGAAATGGGCTTCACACCAGAAGAATACAAGGTGCAAACATTACAGGCTACAGGTAAGTGGCACGATGAAGAAGAAATGACAGATCCAAACGTACCAATCGTTATCGCAGGTAAAGTTGGTGCCGACTTATTTAATCAAGCAAACTCTGATATCATCGCTGAATTTGCAAAGGCTACAGTTGCAAACACAGTAGCACTTACTGGCACAGACTACTTCGGTGCATTTGTTGAAGCACAATCCAAGTTAAAGACAGAGTTTACAGAATCAACAACACCAGGCATTGGCACATTCGCTTTAGTAAGCGTTGATAACTACGCTAAATTACGTAAGGCATTAGGTGACAACTTGAAGTATGTTGAATCGTTCGCTCGTGAAGGCTATGTGGGTACAGTTGCTGGAACACACTTATTTGTAGATAAGGCAGTCACTGCTAATGAAATCTACATTGCTACAAAGAAGGCTGTAACAGTGTTCTACAAGAAGGATGTATCTGCTGAATACTTCTATGAAGGCAATCGTTCTTCCGAAGATGCTGACAAGCGTATCAATAAGCTAGTCGGTCGTACATATTACGTAGCTGCGTTAACTGATGCAACTAAGGCAGCAAAGATTACTTTAGCCTAACTAAGAATTAAAGAAAGAAGGTGCTAATGATGACAGAAGAAACCCTAAAAGCAATGATCAAAACCAACATTGAAAGTTCATCGGACATGACGATTTCTGATGATGTCGTTAATACCTTCTTTCAATTATCTAAAAATGCAATTTTGTTAAAACGATTCCCATATTTGCAAGACATAAGCGACAAAGAGTTACCAAGCATTTATGACAGTTTGTGCGTAAGATTGGCTGTTTATATGTACAACAAACAAGGTGCGGAAGGTGAGATATCACACACCGAAAATGGTGTAAGTATCAAGTGGGAAAATGGAGATTTACCTGAAAGTATGATGTCGGAAGTTATACCGATGTCGGAAGCATGGTGATCACATGCGCGGACTAAAGAAAAATATGTACACATTCTACAGTGCTAAGTATTTAGGACTAGAGAAACAAGTTGATGAATGGGAACAACCTACAGGGCGATACATTCCAAAATATGCTTTACCCGTTAAGCATAGGGGAAACATCAGTCCAAACATTGGCAGTTCTCAATTCTACATGTTTGGAAACTTATTGGAATACAGTAATGTAATTTCCCCACTACCAGTTGATACAGATATCGATGAAAATTCTGTGTTGTGGATTGGTATTAAACCTAACGCAGAAAATGACAATTACAACTATGTTGTAAAGCGTATTGCGAAGTCTAAGAATTTCTTGGCCATAGCGATTGGAAAACGCACAAGCGATGAAGATTGATTTATTTAATCTAGCAGATGTAGAGAAAGCAATTGCCATTACCGATAACCATAAAGAGAACATGAAGAAACGCATGACAAAGATTATGGAAAAGGTAAGGCAAGAAGCAATCTTTGAAGCCAATAGGCTTTATCAAAGTGCTAGTTACGCAGGCTTTAAGGATGTAGTTATCAACGCTACACCAGTACATGTAGAAGATGGAAAGATAACCTTCACATTGCGTGCTATGGGTTCTACAACGCTATTCATAGAATTTGGTACGGGTATTTATCCAAGTGCTCCAAGTGAAGCCTATGGACTAATTACAAGTGGCAATGTTGTCATGCATGGACAGTATGGAAAGAAACAAGGCTTAAAACCTAACGGATGGTTTTATAAAGGGGTTGTCGGACAAAACCCACCTTCCGATACGGAAATATCTACTAAGAAGGAAGGCTTGGTACATACATACGGAAACGCAGCTACACCATTCATGTATAGTGCACGAAAAGTAGCAGAAGAAACATTTAACAAGTTGATAAAGGAGTTTAAGTAATGGTTTTTATAGAACGATACATCATATCGGAAATTACAAAACAGTTGGAGAAAGACTTTCCTAACAAAAAAATCATTGTTAGCAATGACAATATCAACGCAAAATCTACGTTTCCGGTTGTAACAGTAGTTCAGTCCGATACATTCCAAGCAAGAAACTTTATTGATTCCAGTGGCAAAGAAACTGTGTGTGATGTCACCCTTGATATCAATGTTTATTCAAACGATAAGCATGATCCAGTAGGTGAGTGCATTGCATTACTACAAAGCATATCGAAGTTGATGATATCAAAGAATATGACATGCATTACCACGATAAAGATGGAATCGATGAACAACAACTCTATCCATAGATACGTACAAAAGTACATAGGAAGAGTTGCGGGACAATATTTATTCACAAGATAAGAAAAGGAGAAAAGTATAATGGCACTTCAAGATTTTAAAGCATTCTTAACTAAGTACACATTCTTGATGAACTCTGCAACAGACAAATATCAAGATTTGAAGAAGTTAATTGACATTATCAGTTATCCAGATATGGGAAGTGATCCAGAAAAGGTAGAAGTAACAACTCTATCCCATGGAATCAAGGCATATATTGATGGCTTGCAAGATGTTAAGTCCTTCTCTTTTGAAGGCTACTACACACCAGAACTTTACACAAAGTTACAAGCTATCGAAAAGGCTACAAAGACAAAGCATCAGATGTTTGCGTTATTCATCGGTGGCACTGATGGAGATACACCTACAGGTGATTTAGGTTGCATTTACTGGACTGGTGAATTGACTGTTTATCTCAAAGGTGCAGGCTCAAATGAAGGTCACAAGTTGGCTATTTCCATTACAGTCGATGATAAACCAGAGTTTTCTGCAACAAAGAAAACAGACTAATTTTGTAACGATTTAACACTTTAGAAAATCAAATAGGAGAAGAAGAAAATGGCAAAGGACATTAAGGTAACATTCGAAGATCAAACATTCACGCTTACATTCAATAAACAATCAGTTAGACAGATGGAAAACGCAGGTTTCAATATCAACGATATTGATACAAAACCTAACACAACAATTGAAATGTTGTTTAGGGGTGCATTCCTAGCACGTCATGTTGGTGTAAAGGAATCAGTTGTAAATACTATCTGGAATAACATGACGCAAAAGAAAGAGTTATTGCAAGCGTTGATGGAATTGTATCGTGCTCCAAGTGAAGCTCTATTAGAAGAGCCAAGTGAGAACGATCCAAAAAAATTGACTTGGACTATGGAATAGTCCACTTCAAAGACAAGGGAAACTCTAAGAAACAGTTTACCTATTCCGAACTATTTGAAAGAGAGTGCCCAAGATATATGTCGATGGGTATGACATATAAAGAATTTTGGGAAGGTGATAACGACCTTCCCATATTTTATAGAAAAAAGCATGAATACGATTTGCAACGCATGAATGAAGCGGCTTTTCTACAAGGCTCATATGTAGCGAAAGCCATTGCTGCATGTTTCTCAAATGGTGAAATTCAATATCCAGAGAAACCTGATCTTCTCAATCTATCTATCAACAAAGAGATTATTGCAGAAGAAGAAAGATTACAAGCAGAGCAGTACACAAAACAGTTGCGAGAGTACATGCAAATGTTGGGCAAAAACAGTTTAAAAGCAAAAGAAAAGAAATAGAACGGAGATACATTCGATATGGCTGAATATGAAGGACTAGAGTTTACAGTCACAGAAGATATAAGCAAAAGTGTCAAAGATATCAAAAGACTATCGAGTGCATTAAAAGACCTAAAGACTGCACTAGAAGCAGTAAAAGGTATGGATGTTGGCAATGAGTTAAAAAAACTAGCAGATCAACTATCACAACTTGAAGGGAAAGACACAAGCAACCTAAAAGAACTTGGTGAAGCCTTAAAGAATACAGGCGATGGAATAAGTAAGTTAAATAAGACGATTCAAGCAATGGATGTTAGCAAGTTCAAAGATAACATGCATGGAATTGCAGAGAGTATAAAAGAACTCGATTTAGAACGCTTATCCAAGTTATCTGACGCTACACAAGGCTTACGAGGTTTAGGTGCTCTAAACAACATAAAACAGGGCACAGGTGCAACAAAAAATGCACTAAACAACACGCAGAATGTTAGTACTCCACAACTAGATACAAGCAAGAATGTATCTACAGAAAACGTACTAGATAAATTCACACAGTCTCTCAAGAATGGTGCAAGCAAGATTCAGAGTATTTACAGTGGAATACTAAGTAATGGTAAGAGTTTCACAGATAAATTTAAGCGATTATTCGATTCACTAAAGGGAAATTCGGCATTATCAAAGTTTGGTGGGTTTATCAAAGGACTTGCAGGAAATTCATTCGGTAAGTTTGGTGAAGGTGCATTATGGCTAGGTGGTAAGTTAGGTTTCCTTGCAAATCAATTTGCTAGAGTTGCGATGTATCGTTTCATTCGCACAGTTATCAAAGAGATAACTCAAGCGATGGTTACAGGTGTAAACAACGTATATGCATACTCTACTGCAATCGGTGGAAGTTTAGCACCAGCAATGGATAGCATTGCAACATCTGGATTATATGCAAGTAACGCATTGGGTGCTATGGCAAGTCCAATTTTGGAATCACTTGCACCGGCAATTGATTTCTTAATCGATAAATTTGTAGCACTTATCAATGTCATAAATCAGTTCTTTGCATTCCTTGGTGGACATGCAACATGGACTAAGGCAATCAAGCAACAAACAAAATTTAATAGTGAACTTGGCAAAGGTGGCGGTGCAGCTAAACAAGCCAAGAAGGAATTAGACCTATACTTAGCAAGTTTCGATGAACTACATGTCATGAATGACCCAAATAAGCACAGTGGCGGTCGTGGTGGCGGTGCAGGTGGCGGACTTGATCCTTCGAGCATGTTTGAACAAGCGGAGTTTGATGGGCCAGTTGCCGATTTTGCGAGTCGTATTAAAGAATTATTTGCAGCACACGATTGGGCAGGATTGGGTAAGTTTATTGGTGAAAGTATCAATAAAGGTATCAATGCAATTGATTGGAAGGGAATGGGAAGAACTGTAGGCAAAGGTATTGATGCAGTGTTTACCGTTTCCTACAACCTTATGAAAACTGTTCGATGGGATACTATTGGCAGTAGTGTCGGTGACTTCTTGAATGAAGCAATGTATCAAATTAATTGGGATCAAGTTGGCAGAACCGTTGCACAAGGTTTCTTACTAATTCCACAGATGATATTAGGACTTGTAACAACATTAGACTGGAGTCAAGTTGGTGCTAATTTAGTTAATTCTATAATTGGTTTCTTGAATGAGATTTCAGATGTGCTCGATAGTTACGACTGGAGTGCAATCGGTAACAAGTTAGGAACAGAGTTCGGAGAAATGCTAAAGGAAGTTGATTGGCTTGGACTTGGTGATAGTGCTTTACGCTTATTCTTTACCGCTTTGGAATCTGCAATTGAGTTTGTAGGTAGCGCGTTGACTGGAGCTGGTGAAGAACTATTCGGTGACATCTTCAAAGGCATGAAGAAGAAGTGGGGAGAAGTCAAACAGTGGTTTCAAGACACATTCGGCTGGATTGGAGACTTGATTGCTTCCATCTTCGGTAAGGGCAAGGACACAATTGAAAGTACAACGAGAAATGCTGCTGATATCGGTAAGGGTAATTTCTCTGAATTAAGAGATGGAATTACTCATAGTTCAAATGAAATCAATAGTACAGTTTCCGATAGATTCCGTAGAGCAAATACAAGCGTTACAAACAATACTGGATTGATGTCAAATTCTGCTACACGCAATTTCAATGACATGGGAATTGCTACAGAAAGAAACATGTCAAGTATTAGTAATGTAGTTGAAACGAACATGTCTAAGACATACGGACATGCTGAAAGAAACTTTACATCCATGAATGCTACTGCAAGTACAAACTTATCTGGAATGAGAAACAAAGCAGACACAAGTCTGAATGCGATTGAAAGTAAGTTCAATTATACAAGACTTACATTCCCCAGTATTTCATTCCCTTATATTCCATTACCTCATTTCAGTATTAGTGGTAGTGCAAATCCACTTACTTGGCTACAAGATGGATTACCAAAGATCAATATAGAGTGGTACGAAAAGGGCGGTTTCCCAGATATGGGGCAGATGTTCGTTGCACGTGAAGCTGGACCAGAACTTGTAGGTAATATCGGAAACAAAAATGCGGTTGTAAATAACATGCAGATTATCGAAGGTATTAAGCAAGGTGTAGCAGAAGCCATGCGTGGTGTACAAGGTAACGGTGAGTCGCATATCACCATCAATCTTGATGGCAAAGTTGTATATGACAACGTAGTTCAAAGAAACAATGAACACGTTGCCATGACTGGTGAAAGCGAGTTCGCATATTAGGAAAGGAAGGACAAGATAATATGGCAGAAATATACAGTTCCCCTTGGTTTCAAGGGCATACTACAGGAATAGTGAGTGTTTCTACAGATGGACAGACTTGGACTTCCTTGCCTGATCCATCCCGTTTGGATTGTAGAATATACGACCTAGACGCAGGCGGTGTAACAGGCCGAGGACTTGATGGTGGAATGAATAGAGAAAGAGTTGCAATCAAAGAAAAATTAGAGATGGAATTTAAAGCGATGTTTAGAGAAGATTTAACAAAAGTTATTTCTCTAATTATCAATCCATTCTTCTTCGTTAAATTTTATTCCACTACTTTCGGAACAGTAAGAATTGCAGAAATGTATGCTGGTGATAAAACTTCAAGTTACTATGGGATGATGGCAAATTCTGATTCAGATATTTTAACAGGTATCAAAGTTAATTTTATAGAAAGGTAAATGAAAATGATTAGAGTAAATGACAACTACAACAATGCTATTTATGAAAGTCGTTCATTTACCTTTTCTGTTTTATTAAATGGTAATGAACAACTTCCAGTAAGAAACATATCTAGTATTGAGATTATTGAAATCGGACAATCCGATAAATCGTTGAAATTAGGACAGTTATGTAATAACCAACTAACTATGCAGACTTGGATAAAGAACAATCATATCGTAAACGGATATATCGAAGTATTTGCTAGTTTGAATGGTGATGATTCAATGAAAGTTCCATTGGGCAAATACTATGTGAACGAATATAAAGACAACCACGATAGTACCTATACAATTATTGCATACGCACTTCATCCAAGAATGAATGAAGTTGTAAAGAACATCAATTCAAGAAATGTGAAAACCATTGTTGAACAGATTGAAACATATACAGGAATGAATGTTTTGAATAAAACGATGTTCACTCTTCAAACGATAACTGAGATTGAAGAACACACAACGTATAAGCAGTTGTTGGCTAACATTGCAGGATATGATGGATATAACCTACGTGTAGATCGTACAGGTAATATCGTTCCGTATAAGTACAGCATGGATGTTGTGGACAGTTCTGGAAATCAACCAGACATCGTGTTTGAAAATGCACGTATGTCACGCAAAGGAAGAACTATCAGTAAACTTGTGACGGAAAAGAAGGTAACAATCGGAAGTGTAAAAGCCAGTGATGGCAAAAATGCATATACATCCGGCACCGGAGAAGGTATCAGTTATGTTAATCCATATATAACAGCAGACAATCAAGTTCCAAATTATATATGCAATATGGAATATGTTCCACTTACTGTTACGGATGTAGGCAATCCATGTAGAGAAATCGGTGATAGAGTATCTTTCACAGATAACAAAGGTAACACCTTTGAAACATGGATCATGTACCAAAAAATCAGTATCAATGGTGGTTTATCCATGCAGACCGAAAGTTATACCAATAGTAATAAGTTGGCAGTAACAAAAGAAAGTCCTATTACAAAGGCTATACGTGAAGCAAATAGAACCAATCGCAAGTTGATTGAAGAGATGTTTGGTAAAATTGCAGGGGCAAAGGATGGCTATTACAACTTTATAGATGGTGATGGAAATATCGTTCCATTTACAAGTGATAAAATAGCAGGTTTTCAGATATCAAATACACCTACTATCACATCTACTACAAAGGGATGGAGATTCATTCGTGGTGGTTTATACCATAGTTCTGATGGCTTTAGAACGCATGATGACTTCATGCTGAATGAAGATGGAGAAATCAATGTCAATCTCATTAAGTTAGGTAATAAGACACTAACAGAAACCATTTCAGACCTTACGGAAGAATCAAAGGGAAGTATTAAAGGTACAAAGCAGTATTATCTACAAACTACATCTTCTGGCAAGCCTTCTAAGACTGATAACGGATGGACTACTGTAAAGCCTTCTACGATTGTTGGACAACACATGTGGTACATGCTTGCGGATATTGTAAACAACGGCACAGAGATTAAGCATGAGCCTTTTGAACTTACAGGTATTAAAGGTGATACAGGTCGTGGCATCGTTGGTAGTCCTACACTTACATACCAGGCTAGTAACAGTGCAACCACAGTTCCTACAGGTGAATGGTTGAACGATATTCCATTAGTAAATGAAGGTTATACTCTATGGACTAAAGCAACGTGGAAATATAGCGATGGTACATCGTCCGAAGTATATTCACCATCGATTGCAGGAAAGACCGGTAAGGGCGTAAAACAAGTCGTAACAGAGTATTACTTATCCACTTCAAAGATAGAAGTAACAGGTGGTGAATGGAAAGAAACGCAACCATCTAAGACAACTGATACTTGGATATGGACACGATTAAAGACCACATTCACGGATGATAGCGTGGGTTATTCAGAGCCTACTAAAGATGATGTATTGAATGGTGTTTACGATGTCACATCAAGCAATAAATCTGCTATTGAGCAATTAAACAATTCTGTTAATCTATCAGTTCAGGAAACAACCGCAATCAAAAAAACGTTGCAATCAACAAATGATGATTTGCACGCATTGGAAGCACAGGCACAACAGTATGCAACTAAGGCAGAATTGCAATTGACGAAAGATAGTATTAGTCAAACATTAACCGAAGAAATAGACGGTAAAACTGCTGTGCTAAAACAAATCAAGTTGCAATCTGACGGTATGCATATTCAGGGCAAAGAAGGTGCGACTACAGAACAGGTGCTTGACGAGAAGTCGTCAAAGATTGTTGTTAATGGAAAAATTATGGTTGATGTAAACTCAACCGAAACACGTGTGCAATCATTAAAAGCAGAAGGCAATTTCGCAACAGGTGTGCACAAGTTTAAGCGTGGAACATTAAAAGAAATCAATGGAGAAACTGTTGTGTGTACAAACATCTACTGGATCGGAGGTGAATAGTTATGGCATATACAGGTGATTTGCAGGTCATACCTCCAGCTGGCAGAGGTAGAATGAATCTACATGTGGAGTGGTATGAAGATAGCATTAACGTTACAGAAAACACTTCGGTGATACACGTAAATGGATATATTCATAACCCTGATAGGGCAACGCTATTTGATACTTATGGTAATGGTCACGGCGTTATCAGACTATACTGGCACGATAATCGACAGGGCACGAAATACTTAAGTGCGGACACAGTTGTAACAATTCTTGCAGGTTATCAAACTATAAATGTGTCAGGCGTCATCGTTGTTACACATAATAATGACGGTTCATTACTTGGATATGGTGGTATCGAATGGGTGAAAGAATCATCACTGAACTGGATGCCTGAAACATGCATTGTCAATGCAGGCGGATATGTTGCATTAACAACGATACCTCGAACAAGTGTTGTTAGTGAATATAGTAACTATCCATCTAAAAATAGTTACTATATGAAATTTGTACGGCAAAGTAATGCTTTTAGGGAACGACTGAGAATTAGTATTGTTAATGTTGAACAGATTAAGGTTGTTCAACCATACGAAAGCGGCTCGGTTGTTTCCATGTCAGAAAGTGAATGGGATAGAATTTACGAACTGACGAAAAATCTTGATAAAGGCAGATGTGAAATTGGAATCGTTCTTGAAACATGGACGGCCGACTTCAAAACAAAAATCGGTGAAAGTGCTGAATATAAGCAAGAACTTACAATCACAGATAGTCCAACACTAGACAATATAGTTGTGACTGATGAAGGCATTGCAAAAGCATATATCCCAAATGAATATGAATGCATGTCCTTGCTATCTAAGAAACGTGTAAAAGTGGTGGCAAGTGCTAAGAAGCATGCAACGATTAAATCAATCACTGTAAGCGTTGGAACTTTTAATAAAACAGTCAATACACCAACAGCAGATGTTCTGTTTGATGGCTTAACAAACGCAAATAGCGAGATAACTTACATGATTATCGCTACAGATAGCCGCAACAACGTGACAACATGGACGCAAAAAGCGAAGTATCACCAGTATGTTAGACCATCAATTATCAATCTAAATGTGGCTCGTAATGGTGCAGAAAGTAGCAATGGAGCAATCAGAGCAGACGGTGAATATTGGAATGGCAAGGTTGGTAATACAACCAACGTAATCAATATCACGATTACAGGTAGTGCTACAGGAAGCACCACAGGAATTCTTAACAGTAATAAATGGTCTGCAACAAAGCCGATTGGTGGTGCAAACCCTAACCAAGCGTACACATATACGCTGACTGCTACGGATAGTTTTGGACAGTCAATAAGCCGTGATATTACATTGGCTATCGAAAAAGCACTTATGCAACTTGGAAAAACACAAGTTGATGTAAATGGCAACTTCACAGCAGAAGATTATTATTTTAAGCGGAACAACACTTATCAAAGAATGATTGATTTCTTTTACCCGGTTGGCTCAATCCTTATGAATGAGAATAAGGACTACGATCCAAACATCATTCTTGGTGGTAAATGGGAAAAGATTGAAGATAGATTCTTAATTGGCGCAAGCAAAAATACGCCTATTAAATCACAGGGTGGTAGTTTCACTCACTCTCATGGTCAAAGAGACGGCCGCAATGGAAACTTGTCCGCCGCAATCGGTGCTGTTAATGAAAATGTTAATGCTATCGGCTATAAGGCTACTAACGATACGAATGTAAGTGCTTTGGGAAATGCATCATTTGTTGTTTCTGGAGCGAGTCAGGGTTTTGCGGGATGGAACCACTTTACCGCTGTAGTCGGTCAAACGGCAGCTGATACTACGGCACAACCTTACTATGCAGTGAACTTTTGGAAAAGAATAGAATAAGAAAGTGAGGTAAAAATGGAAATTAAATTAAAAGATGGTGGAAATTTTAAAATCAACTCATACCAAAAAGATGGTTTTGATATGGTAATTCCATTAAACAAAGTCTATGATACGGCTATTTTAATGAGCCAAAACAATGTTTCGCATGCTAAGATCATAGATTATAGTATTGGGAATGGAAACGTAATTTATGAATTTGAAACTGTAAAAATGTTAGGTTTTGACACTAAAGTAATTGATAGTGATAATGTATCTATTAGGTTTACTTTTGAAGAAATTCCAGCAGCAGAAATAGAATTAGCAGAGTTACGATCTAAGATGGAATTGCAACGTAATGTATTTTTGATTGGCATGAACCATGCAAACCCTGAAGATGTGATACGTCTATACGATGAATTGGACACGTGGAACGGTTTTAAATTTCCCTATCGAAAAGGTGAGAGGTTTAAATACAAAGGGAAACCGTATGAGGTTCTTATTGATTTAGTTTCAGACCCTAGTCAAACGCCAGAAAAGTTTAAAGCTTTGTATAAAGAAATTACAAAGGAAAACAAACCTATTTACCAAGAATGGACTAAGGGTACTGTCGCTAAGAAAGGTGAACGGTACATTTACGCTGGAGATATTTGGGAGAATAGCTGGGATGATAACAATAGAGCCCCAGGTGGATTAGGCTGGAAGAAAATATAACGTTATAATTGAATTTTCGCAAAAACGAATTATAGTAAAAGTAACAACAGAATAAAGTATAGATAGCAAAGGCTATTCCCTAACACAGGGAGTAGCCTATTTTTATTTAGAAAGGTGAAAAAAAGATATGGTATTAAAAGGTATTGATATTGCTAGTTGGCAAAGCAATTTAAATTTACATAACATTGACTACGATTTTGCGGTTGTAAAAGCAACAGAAGGTACAGGATATATCAATCCATGTTGCGACATGCATGTGCAACAAGCGATTGAAATGGGCAAATTATTTGGAGTGTACCATTATGCGAATGGTGCTGACCCTATTGCTGAAAGTAACTTCTTCTTGCAGAACGTTCAAGGGTATATCCGCAAAGGAATTTTAGTGCTTGATTTTGAATCAGGTGATAATGCAGCTTGGAACGCTAACCCTAATGGATGGGTGAAAACATGGTGCGATAACGTTTATAACCAAACAGGTGTACGACCACTGGTATATATCCAAGCGAGTGCTTTAGATAAAGTAGTTGGTATTGGTGATTATGGTTTATGGGTAGCACAATATGCTTCATACGAGCCTACATATTATCAAGATGAGCCATGGAATGAAGGTGCTTACGATTGTGCGATGAGACAATATGCAGGCAGTAATGGGCGTGTTTATGGGTATGATGGCGGCGTTGATTTGGACAAATTCTATGGAGATTCAGAAGCATGGATGAAATATGCTGATCCGAATGGTGAATATGTTGCACCACAACCACAAGTGCAGACATACGAACAACCGGTGCAAAATGATGGTACTACATACATCGTACAACCTGGTGATACATTGAGTGGAATTGCAAGCATATATGGAACTACATATCAACATTTAGCAGAAATCAATGGTATCGCAAACCCTAACTTGATTCATGTAGGACAGGAAATTCGCATTGATGGTACTGCACCTTCAACAAGTGCTGAATACTATACAATTCAACCTGGCGACACATTGAGCGGTATTGCTGCAAACTACGGTACAACGTGGCAATGGTTAGCAGAAGTGAATGGTATTAGCGACCCTAATCTTATTTTCCCAGGCAACACAATTCGTATTCGATAGGCGGTGATTTTATGCAAGAAGGAATCAATCCAGTTTATCTTAGTCTGCTAGTATCTCTCGGTGGTCTAGTCGCTACTATTTGGAGCGTTAATTCAACAATCCATAAGGGCAATAAAGATCAGGCTAAAGAATTAGCGGAAGAACTTGGCAAGATGAATGCAAATATCACCTATGTTAAGGAAGGAATCACAGATTTAAAAGCCACAACCAGAGACGTAAGCAATCGTGTTATGTCTCTGGAAAACAGACTTGCTCAAACAGAAACATCCGTAACGTTTCTTACGGAGCGAATCAAACAAATCGAAGAAAGAAGGGATAATAAATGAAAGATAAAAATTATTGGATCAAATGGGCGAAGGCGGCAGCAAAAAGAGCATTAAAAACAGCAGCACAAACATTTGTAGCAACAATTGGAACAACCGCAACAATCGGTGCAGTTGATTGGAAACTAGTATGTTCTACATCTGCATTAGCGGCCATTTTATCTATCGGAACATCTCTAGCAGGTCTACCAGAAGTAGAACCTAACGAGACTGCCGAAGAAGATTTAAAGTAAATTGATTTTCCTAAAATTCCTCCTTCCCCTTATCGTGATTGATATTGCGGTAGGGGGAATTTTATTTTATATTTGATGTATGAATAAAACTGATGAATATAATAAACGAAAATCACAAATAAGATTGTACATAAATGTTGCATGCGATATCTTAGATATCCCCACTCCATTTATTCACTATCGTATTCCACAAGACTTTGTTAGTCGTATTGCGACAACCATTAGAAAAGGTGAATACTACCATATATACTTGAATGCTGATTATGAAGATGATGTTATTCTTTTTGATGGATGTTTACACGAATGTAGGCACGTATATCAGCAGATGGTATGTGATAGCCCACTTGCTTATGATCTCGAGCCTAAAGAACTTGTGGATTCATGGAGAAAGAACCTAGAATCATATCAAGGTAATACTGTTAAAAATTATGAGCTGCAACCTTTAGAGATTGATGCTTACGCATTCGGAGATTATGTATTCAATACAATGTACGGAAAAGAAGTCATACCCAGAATAGAGCCTTTGCGTACACCTATGCTAAAGCGTATTGAAGAATTAAAGAAGGACTATCCAGAAGATTTTATAATGGAAGTTGCTAAAGATTATTTCAAAGTTGAATAATAAAAAACCGCTGATATAGCGGTTTTATTTTATATAAACTCTTCTTAAACATACGTTGTTTATAATTAGTATTTCAGAGTTCGATTTTGAGTATGTAGGCAGGGGCAGAGAGAATCGAACTCCCATCAGCGGTTTTGGAGACCGATGTACTACCATTGTACGATGCCCCTAAAATAAAAAGTGACGCGTACGGGATTCGAACCCGTGAATGCCGCCGTGAAAGGGCGGTGTGTTAAGCCACTTCACCAACGCGCCAAGTGCTTGTATAATATAGCATGTCTAGAATTTCTTTGCAATCATTTTATTCAAAAAAATTAAAAAATTTGAGCATGGCAAGAAATATGTGCGGATTTTAGCGCATATCTAACGTAATTTTATTTATTTAATATAGTGGTCTGCTATAATTACATCAATAGAACGACTGATTATTATCGTTATAATGTGTAGAAGGAGATATTTTT